GTTCCGTACTGATATAGCTCAGCAATTTGCTTTTCCATCATTGCGTCTGTAGCAACACCTAGTTTATGAGGCTTGTAGAACTTACCAAACCCAGCGTTCCATTGCTTATCTCTGTCTCCGCCTGTCTTGCTTTTAGGGTCTTTTTCACGAATGCCTTTATGAGCAAAACACGCAAAGTCATTAGTTCTATCAATTCTGATATTAATAGCAATACTTCCAGTGCCAGGAAACGCACCAGCTACTCCAACAAATCGGTCTTGCATAGATGGGGTTACATCCGCATTTAAAATTGCTTGAGTAGAAAAGCTGTCTGGATTCCATAGGAATTGAAATCCCATTTGACGAGCCTTGCCCGCAGCTACTCCAGCTGAACCTCCTGAACCTGTTGTGTACTGTAAATCTTGAGCACTTGCGTGCCACATAATACGACCACGACGCATCTTGCCTTTAGCAGTAGCGGCTGAGTTTGTGTTGGTACCTACAACTCTAGACTTTGTAGCTCCAGGCTTTGTGTTCTTTTTTGCAAACGTTCTTTGGTCCACAGTGCGAGGCTCAAGGGGAAGGCTCCAGCTATGAGGAGAAAGGTTAAAGGTATACTCATTGTAGTTTGCCGACTGAACCATAATGTCTTTATTTGCACTAACTAACTTGTTAGTCAAAGTAATTGTATTAAGGGCCGGTCCTGATGTAGCTGTAGTACCTACAACGTTAGACAAAGTAGGTGAAAACGGAACGGTGCTTGAATTTCCAGCAAGTTTAGAGTTAAAGTAGTTGTATTGATGCAAGGTTTGCCCGTTAACAACAATGGCATTGCCAACACCAAGTACAGGGTCTACTGCCGCAGGTTTAGGTTTAACAACTCCTGTCCCTGAGTTTGGAAAAAACAACAATGGGCTAATTCCAGGTGGGGCTGAGATGGTAGTTGCGCCTTTACGGGAAGCTCTTGAGATAGCAACAATGTCTGGAAGCAAACTGTAAGTAGTTCCATTAGCAGGTAGGCTTGTCATTAGTGGTGTGCTGCCTTTCTCATTAAGTTGTCATAGTCAAGCGTTTTCTTTAATTCTTGAGCAAGCTTCTTTTCATCCCAGTTACCAGAGCCAGTAACGTTAATAGTTACTCCGCCGTAGTTAATGTTGTAAGCCCCACTACCAGAAGTACCGTTAGTTGTCACGGGTCCACCAGCTTCACGGACTCCAGCAAGCTTTAACTGAGCCGGGAACTCTTTAGTTAGCGCGTCTAAAAAAGCTTTTAGCCCGTTAGCAACTCCTGCAGCGTCGGTAATTTTATTAAAAATACCTGAAGCTTTATTAGCTACCCAGCTAGTTGCATCACCAACAGCATCAGTTCCTTTATTAAAGGCGCCTTCTATAAAACCAAGAGCTCCGCGGTTTTTACCGCGAGGGTTACCAAAAGGACCGTCAAGACCGGCAGCTTTTGCCGTTGACCAGCCTTTAAACTGTTTACCTTCGCTAGAGATTGCCCAGGCTGCTCGAGCATTTTTAATTGGGTCATACAAATCCCAGTCATTTACAACTCCGTACTTAGCATAGTTAGCCCTACGACGGTTGCCCATACCTTGGTTACCAGGAATGTCGTTTTTCATATTAATTTGGAACAACCCGTAAGACATATCAGCGCCTTCAAAGTTTTCAGCTAGTGGTCTACGCCCAGACTCTAAAGCAATAATTTTTATAGCATTTTCAATATCTTCTGTAGTTTTCCATCCAGCTTGGCTTAATATTCCGCGTAGCTTGTCGTGTGGAATTTGATACTTAGTATTTCCAATAGCATTTCCGTGTTTGTGAAATGTTCCCTTATCTTTAGTTGGGTGAGAGTGAGAACCATCAGCCCTAGAAGTTGTTGTAACATCTCCACCAGTGTGCATACCACCAGCAAAATTAAGTTTGTGGTTAGGGATAATTTGACCATCAGACTCAGGAACAAAAAGCTCAGGGCCGCCTTGACCAACAACTCTTTGTTGTCCGCTTCTTGGCACGTAAAGCTCGGGTCCCTTTTCACCAACAAGGTACATATTGCGGGCTTCTGTTGGTCCACCTTCTGCTAGCCCTGGAATACCAGTTAAGGTATCAATGATAGTTCCGCCAACGCCGTTTCCAACGCTTACGCCTGTGTCTAAGAATCCCTTCATTCCAGCAAACATATTTGCAAATTGACTAAATCCAGGAAGGCTAAAGAGTTTTTCCATTGTTCCGCTAAGCGCTCTAGCAACAGCGTTTGCAGTCTCAAACCCTTGAATAATAGCGTCAGTAAATGTAGCAATTACGCCACCAGCAGCAACATCTCTTTTAGACTTAGATTTAATTCCGTCAGGGATTACGCCCTTTTCAGCAAGCTGTGATTGGTTAGTTAAGTCTGTAACACCAGATGCTTTTGCAAAAAGGCCGTCTTCAATAATTTTTCTTGTAAGCGGGTCACCCATAAAGTACTGGTCAAGTAACGAGTCCAGCGCGTTTCCAGGTTGAAGAGACAACCTAATATCATCTTTTGTAATGGCTCCGCCACCACGCTTTTGCTTGTTAAGAGTTGACCACAGGTCTTCAATAATTTTGTTTAATTCTCGCATATTGCCTGTAGAGGAGTCACGAATATTGACACCAATCATACGAAGCATGTTTACGCTACGAGCTGAGTTAAGGCCAGTTAACGCGCCAGCTGCATTAGCCATTCCAATACCTGGGCTTAAGTTGGTAGCTGTAGCTAAGCTGCTTGAGATTGCGTTTGTATTAGAGCCTAGGTTTCGAGAGTTATTAAGTGCGTCGTAGGCATCAAGAGGTGAGTTGACAATACCCATCTGCCCTGTGGTTTTACCTAAACGCCTTACTGCTTCTTCTTGGTCTTGACGACTACCTTTCATTCCTCCCATGCCTGCAAATGCAGCACGGTTACGCATGTACTCATAATCAAAAGACTCTTGAACAGTAGGCATTGCTTGATAAGCCATTTTTGCTGGCTCAACAAGTTTGCCTAACATCCCACCAATAAGTGGGAATTGTTTTACGTCAGCAAACGGGCTTTTTTCCCAGCCGCTTCCAGTAGGAACTGCCCCAGGGTTAATCTTAATCTGTGGGTGAAGCGGTTGACCATTAGCTCCAGTGCCTCCACCAGTTGTAGCAGGCCCCATTCCAATCATTGGATGTTGAGGCATTCCCGGAGAATTCATAACGGTGCCACCACTGGTGTTAGCAGTAGAGGCGCCACTATCTCCAGCAAGGGCTCTAGATGCGTCCCTGTTGTACTTGGCTGTGTTCTTGGCTGATTCTTCTATCGCATCATATTTTTTATCTGCAGAGTCAAGAAACTTACCGATGTCAGCCATTGCCTTCATCTGGTCCATCCAACCAGAATTAATAGCCATTTAACATCCTATCTTCGTTTCAAAGCTCGTAAAAGCCAGTTATTTCGTTCTCTAAATGATAGAGACCGTATGTCTTTTAATGTCCAACCAGTAAATGTGCGAGATAGTACTTCGTATTGGTCGATTAAGTTCTCGTAATTAGAAGCGAAACAATGCGCCGAGACTTAGTGGAGTAGAAATAGATTCTCCACATGCCTCGCAAGCCTTGCTCACCTCCGAAAGGCGTGGGCCTGGATTTCGGTCAGAAATCTCAGACATAATCTTTTCTCGGTCACTTAGACCAAGTGTTAGTGCAGTGTTTGGTCTAGCAGGCGAACCATTAACAGAGTTGATGCAACCAGTCAATAGCATTGTGCTTAGTTCTGCACCTGTCATTGTTTCAGGAGCATCCATAAGCTTTCGCTGTGTCTTACCTGTTGGTAATGACACGCTTACTACATCGCCGTTCTTTAAAGTAACATTCCAAGTTCTATCGTTGATAGGGTCTTCTAATGTTTTGTACTCTAAGTCTTCTGTGAGGTCAATATCAAACTCTTGCAAAGTGTTGCAATGTGGGCAAGTAGCTCTATAAGAGACTTCTGCGCCAAAAGTTGCACACCGTATTCCAATAAGGATGCTGTCTCGGTCTCCTGCCAGAAGCTTGTCAAAGTCTTCTTTTACAGGCTCTTCGTTGCCAATATATGTAACACCGCGTAGTAGCAGTGTGTTCAATGCTTTTGCGCCCGAAGATGATTTAGAAACAATTTCCTCATCCTCTCCAGTTAGCTCTCTTACCTCTACAGTTGTGACTAGGTCACCTTCTGCGGTAATAAAGCCACCGGGAAGTTCAACAAGGGGACTAGGCGGGGCCTCAGTTGTTACTACAACCTCTGGTCCCGCCATCGCCTCTTGTGCAATTCTAGTTAGTTCATCTGTGCTTACGATTTGTTCTGACACGAAAAATACTCCTTAGTTAGTTATTACTTACCCTTTGGTCCTGTTGAGATTGGGTCACGGGTTGTCGTGGCCTTAGTTGAGTCTACGTGGTAGATAGTCAAACCTTCGTGGACAAGAGTCATTGTTTCGAAAAGCAATGAGTTATCTCCAGCGTTTAGGTCAGTAAATGATAGCTGCTGAATCCACGCGTTGTGAATTTTGAACGCCATCTTTGCTGATGCAATGTCTGCAGGGTTTGCGTCTGGGTGGTCCATTACGTAGATAACTACGTTACAACGGAAGTCTTTTCCAGTTGTTGAAAGGCCGTCTCCAGCAGATGCTGCAAAAAGGCCACGCATCCACTCAATAGCGTTGTCGCTACCGAATAAGGCACCCTTCTGGAAAGCAACAGGCTGGAAAGATGTCATTCCTGGAATCTGGTGCGTAGTGGTGTTGTATCCACCCTCGCGGTATGCAATGTTCTGTGTTGTAATTGTCAACCCAGAAATTGAGTTAAAGCCGCCCGTGAATCCAGTAATTTTGTCACTGAATACTGTGCCGCTGTTTGAAGATGCTTGGAACTCAGCTTGGAACCGAAACCCACGAAGTGGGTCGGTAGCCTTTGTTGACCAGCGTTCGATTTTCTTAGCCATTGTTATTTATCTCCTTAGGCTGTCACAGTAACGGTGGCTCCACCGTCAAACTGACCGATTTTGATGATTACGAATTCAGCTGGACGCTGCAGAGCAACGCCAATTTCCAACATAACCTTACCTTCGTCAACTACGGCAAGAGTGTTTAGCTCTTCGTCGCACTTAACAAAGAAAGCGTCTTCTGGGGTGTCTCCGCGGAGTCCGCCTTGTGACCAGAAGTCTGTTAGAAAAGCTGAGACTGTTGCGTTCAAACTGCGCCATAGCACAGCATCGTTTGGCTCAAACACGGCAAACTGAGTAATGTCTGTAAGAGACTTACGCAAGTAGATAAGTGAGCGACGAACTGGGATGTAACGGTCAGCGTATCCCGCCTTAAGTGTACGAGCACCCATAACAACAAAACCAGAGCCCGCAACATACTTAATTGGGTTAACTGGTGCTGTAGCTGAGTTCATTTCGTCTAGCTCTGCGTTTGTAAGTGTTTGCACAGCTACAACGTTTGCTAGTCGAGAAGATGTTCCGGCAGGTGCCTTAAATACTCCACGAGATGAATCTGTGGTTGCAATAAGCCCAAGAACTGCTCCTGCTGGAGAAGCGGTACGAGTTGCTCCTCGAGTAGTAACTGTTGGGTCTGCAATTGTAACGTTTGGATAATAAACCGCTCCAAAAGAAGACTTGGTGTAAGACTCTGCAAGAGTAAGCTGTGAATCAACGTCACCAGTTGTTGGGTCAATAACTACAAACACGTCTTCACGTGCTGCTGCGTAAGACAAGAGCGAGTTAACGTTTGTTGCAACCGTTACCCCAGGAACGTTTAGTACCAAAGAGTTAAAGACAGAATCAAATGCAGTAACAGCAGCAACAAGATTTGCTGCCGTTGGTACAGTTCCATCGCTTCCAGTTGCAAGTGCTGCTGGGCTTGTTGTATTTGCTGGTTGTGCTGATGTTGCAAGGCTTGCTGCAACAATGTACTTAGAACGGGCGTTAATAAAGTTAACGGCGTAACGAGCATCTGTTGTGTCTGTAAAGGTAAGGTCTGTAAAACTTTCTACAATAGTTGTTGCATCTGGGTAGTAAACCTGAACGTCCTTACGACCAGATACTGCAGAAGCAGTTACACCGATAAAAATGTTTTCGCCCCAGTCTCCAGCGTTTATTGCTGTGATAGAAGCAATGTTTACTGGGGTAGCTGGTGATACAGCACCATCTGTAAGAATACGAGATGCTGCTGCGGGTGTACCTGCTGTTACTCTCTTGACGTAGCAGGCTGAGCCGCCGTTATCAAAAAAGAGTTTTACAGCAATAGGAAGTTTATTATCTCCACCCGGTGTAGCAGGAAGAGTATTCCATGTGCCGTACTTAGAAGCGTAGTCATTCCAGGAAGTTACTAGAGTTACTGCTTCAGGTCCTCTGTTATTTGCGCCGATAAACGCAGCAACAGTGTTTGATGTTGAACCGACTGACGGGGCTAGCGCATTGAGGCTTTCCTCAATGAACACTCCCGGGCGTTGGTAAGTTGCCATTTGTATGTCTCCTTAGGTTGGTTGAAGTTAGGCCGATTGTTAGAGCGACTCGTATTCCGTAGGGATATATGTAGTGGAATCGTTTATTTCGACGTTCTGAACAAGCTTTAGTGCTTGTGCAGCATCAAAGTGGGTTAGTTCACTTACTACACGAACAATAAAGATATTGCGTAGTAGGCGACGGCCCTCCTCAACAGAGTCTCTTTTTAGGAACTCGTCAAGAAACAGATGTCGGTAAGCAGTTTCTGTGTTAGCGGCGTTTCTTACGCCTAACTTACCGTATTTACTTGGGATTTTTTGTTGCATTAATTGAACAATAAGAGCGCGGTCATGCCGAGGATGACGAGAGTAGGTTGTAATTTGATACACAAGGTCGTAAGTCATTGGGAACTCATAGCTGTAAACACGGTTGTTACTTATAGCAACAGTTCCAGCTTTATCTCTGTCATAGACAATACCTGACATCTGACGCTCTGGCGCTAAACGAACGTCCATGAGGTCAATAGTAATAAAAGGAAAGGTTTGGTCTCTGAGCTCTACGTCAGGAGTTCCGTACCAAACTTGAACTGGGCGGGGTGTTGAAGTTCCGCCAGCTTTTTCGTCCACGACTGTAATGCCGCTAAGGAGAGCCTTTAGGGCAGCGTCTTCGGCTAATATAAATGTCATACCGGCAGGTACCCACTAAACATAATTTTTGTAGTTGCTTTAGATACTTCTCTAGATACTACAGAGTCGATGTACTCATCAATTCTACGTAGAAGGTGGGTAGGCGTTTTGCCGATAGTTCCCAGCTCTAAATCATCAATCTGCTTATTGAGCTCAGGTGGCCAAGCAACGCCAATAGTTTCTTCTGTAACTACCAAAGTAATTTTTTCGCGGACAGCCTGTGGCCAGCCGGATAGACGTATCATGTTTTCAACTTCAGGGCGGATTTCTTTCTCCGCAATTTCGAGTGCTTTACCGAGGATTTTTTGTGTATCCACTAGCGGCCTCGAATAAAACGTGACGCCAATATTGCATTGGCTGCGTCTAGGAACCCCTTAATGTTGCTATCGAGTTTATTGGATGCCCCAGGAATGTTTTGCACAATGACTGTGTAAAACTGATTTGCCTGAGCCTTATCAACCTTTTGGTCAATAGGTCGGAAATTAGACATACTAAATCTCCTTAGAATAAACGCAGAACTACTAGCAGGGGTAGAGCTTTGATTCCCGCATGGAATCTCTTCAATGA